CATCCTTAGGGTCAACTCCTCCATTTTCATAATATTGATATTCTGATATATATGCCATTATTGTTGATTATCTTTTTGTTCTTCTAAATTAGCAAACTGAACTACCTGAGCTTCTCTTATCTGCATACCTGAGTATTGAAGTATCTTAGTTACTAAGTTTACCTCATCATCAATTGGCAGCTCAAAGTCTTGATAATCCGATTGCGATTGGTCAAATACAGGCTCTCCACTTGCAAGTGTACTGTATGTCCACTTAGGGTCTTTTGGATATCTAATATACTGACTAAATATCTGACCTGGATTGTTTATTGTTTTCGGCAATACTGTTATTGAATCACTATTTAAAGAATATGCTGGAAACGTTTTAGTAGGTGCTGTAAGCAGTGAATTAGCTAGCATACTAATCTTACTGTTAGTTACCTTTTCTGCTTCATAGCTCTCATCTTTAAATATAGAATAGTCATCACCTGAAGGAGTAAATATATTCTCATCTAAAGTAAGCTCAGTGTCACTAACTATTGCTAATATCTCTGCCTTATCAAGTGTCGCTATATTTACTACTATATCTCCAACGTTAACTGTCGTTGTAAAGCTTGCAGTAGAATCAATTAATTGATTATTACCTGATGCGTCACTCTCACCGCTAACTCTAAAAGTAGTATATGCCAATACCTTATTTAATAAATAGTAATCATCTCCTGTTGTTGTTTGAGAAGGTGTAAAGTATTTATTATAATTCTTTTGGTCAAAGTTTTTTATTACTGAAAACGTGTCTATAGATTCCTCAATCCCTTTTGTTATATCAGCATACTCAGACCCTGATATTCTAGCGTTTTCTTTATTTATTGCTGTGTTGTAATTACTAAAGTAATTCTCGAAGATTTCTAGCTGTGCTTGTTTAGCAAACAGATTAAAATCCTGTGGGGATATATACCCATAGTTGTTCTTGTTAAGAACCGAAAAGACTGTATTTCTTACTGAGTTTATCATAATAAACTTTTGTACAAAGATAACAAAAAAAAAGAGTCCGATGGAAAATCGGACTCTTGTAATATATACTATATATGCTCGCTATCCTTCTATAAGATTCTCAAGCATTTTTAGTGAGTCAATTCCTTCATCACTCTGCAAGTATGATGTTGCTAAATACAATGGGTCTTCATTAAATGGAACAACAAGCATTCTTGTTTTGTTAGATGGTGTATTAAACCATATTTCCTTTTTGTTTTTTCTAAAAGTCAACAACCCTTTATCAAAGAATAATTGAACTATACCTTGAACCTTTACTGTTGGGTCATTAATAGCATCTAAGAAATCACTTGGATTACTTTTAGCAAAAATCAACATATCTCTTTTTAATTCAGCAGTAGATGTCTTAGACGTATCTTTACCAAACAATACACGAGATAATGATTCAATCTGCTCAATAGACAATTTACTTGCCTCAACAAGTGCATCAACCTCAAGATTTAAAATTTCAACCTCTTCTTCTGCATCCTTAGCTTCATCTATTTCTACAAATTTACTTCCATTCATAGGATGATAATGTAAAAATTCTTGTAGTACAGGGTTATTTTTAGGAACGTAAAGCATACCATCTTCAAAAACAATTGGCTCTAAAATTACATTGCCATCTTGCTCATCTTCAAATGGAGACTTTTGGTTTCTAGCATATCTAAGTGGTCTGTTCTCATTTCTTTCTTCATCGAAGTAAAGTAATGAATAGCTCCTAGAACTTTTCGTTGGTATCATAAACGATAAGGGAGCTCTTTCTGATGTTAATCTGTAGGTTTTAGCTACAGCTATTTTTTTATTTTTCATTTGATTTAATTTATAATTTTTTTTAAAAAAGGGGTGATATTTCACACCCCTTGTAATATTGGTTACTCCTAGTCTTTAAAGATAAAGAAGTTGTTTGCACCCATAGTACATACAGCTCTTTCAGAAAGGAAGTGTACTTCCATTGCATCAAGGTCGCTAGTCATTGCACCACCTGCTGAACCTGTAATCCACGTTTTGTAACGTCTATCTTCAGTTTCTGAAGCTCTGTAACGAACGTGCAAGAAAGGTCGCTTAGCATTCTTTCCAAGAACTTGGTCATAAACAGTAGTAGAACCTGCTGGTACTAATAATCCATTTACAACTTCACCTCCCGTAAGACCACCACGCATAGTTGGGTCGTTTAAGTATTTCCAATCAGTCTTGTAGAAATCATAACCTCTACGGAATCCTGTGAAACCTAAGTTAAGAGCCATATCCTTATCGTTGTCAAATAGTCCGTAAGACGTACCACCTGGAGAACCGTAAGAGTTTTGAGCTGCTAACATATCGTCAATATCAAAACCAAAATTTCTATTCAAGAAAATAACATTCTCTTCGATAGAACCTTGCTTATCTAGTCGTCTAATAATATCATCAAAAGAACCTAAATCACTAGGATTACCTCCTGACCATACGTTTCCTCGGTTTTCTACTGTGTAGAAAATACCTTCAGAACCTTTAAAACCTGCTGCAACCGCACCTGAACCTGTTGCTGCTGGCTCAGCTTCAATCATTGCTGTTTCTAAGTAATCATCAAAACGTAAACGAGTTTCGTGCTCTGATTTCATATACCATAGGTATCCTGTAGCACCATTTTCAGTAGTTACTTCTACCCATCCGATTTGAGCCATATCAGAACCTGATACTGCATACTTATCTTTAAGGATAATTGGAGATGTTTCAAAAATCTCATCATCAGCTTCTAAAGAACCTTCCATTCCGTTAGTTCCTTTTTTAAATTCAGAACCGTAAACGAATATTTCAAAAACGTTAGTTGCATCACCATTAGCAAAACCTTGTGCATCGTAAAACGCTACACTAATTTCATCATCTGCTGCTAAATTATCAGCCGTACCAACTGCTGTTACAATAGCTTTGTTAGTAGTAGCTACACCACCTGCAACTGTTTTAGAGCTAACCATAATAGTTTGACCCTTTCGAATAGCAATTTGACCTGCTGTACCGATAGTAGTAGCACGGTTAGGAACTAATGTATCGTTAATAGTAAATGTAGCTGTATCTACATAAGCTACTGCTGCTGGTGGCGTATAAGTAGCTGCTGCAGTACAGTTTACATACTTAGTGTGAAGTCTTCCTTGCTCAGCCCATTTGATAAGGTCAGAGTTAGAAGGCATTTCTGCTCCTACCATTCTAAGGAATGAGGAGATTGTACGATTACCATATCTCTCAAATTCTTTCTCATAAGTATCAGGTAGATACTGATTCAAGAAATCAAAGTTGGTAATATAATTTGTTGCGAGTGGGACTTGCTGTGCACTTGGCTGCAAATCAAACCCGGGGGTTGTTTGGACACTTCCTGCCATAATTTTTCTTTTTTAATTTTTTAAACTTATTTTTTACTTCTAATTTTTAAACCTCTTCCCGAGTCGTTGCTTAGAGATTTGATTTGAACCCCTCCTTTAGAAGTTACTTCAGGTGCTTTGCGTTCAGACATATTAATGTTTTTCGTCTTACGCATCACATCGTCAGTTGCCTCTGCTTTACCTTGTTCGTAAAAGAACTTGGCAAACTTGTCAGGATTCATTGCAATAGACAAAGCCTTATGGTATCCTACTGCATCTTCAATAAGTCCATCTTCATTCAAAAACTTTCCTATAAAGTTATTTGGGTCAGATTGAGCTTTCTTTAGTTCAGTAGCGTCACCCGGAGAATAAGTTACCTTTTTATCGTCAAGCGTGAACTCAAAACCTTTGAACTCACTTCCGAATACGTTATCAGTTTTCTTATAAAACCAATCACGCTTTCTTTGTAACTCTTCTTCGTAAGTCTTTGATGACTCTATATATTGTTTATATGCCTCAAGGTCTTTCGCATCACTTTCAGAAATAGAACTCCCACTTGACTCAAGGGGAACTCTGTACTTTTCCTTCTGCTCATTGAAATACTTTTTGGCTTTAGCAATAGTCTTTTTTCTTGCTATTTTGATTTTCTTAATGTCTGCTTCATCATCTACATCCTCATCATATGAGTAGTCCTCCATTAACATATCAATGTCTTCGGAGTCTAGACCTTCTTCTGTTGCACTAAGATATTCTCGTAGCAATGTATCAGGGTTTAATTCATTGAAGTCTTTGTTTAATCTAACATAGTCATCAATTCCTCTCCCTGTCTCTTTTTTGTACTTGTAATAAGCTGCAACATCTTCAGGCATCTCTTCAGATTCCTTAGCTGCTGTAAGCTCATCAAGAGAATTAATTTCTCTTCCGTACTTATTCTTAATAAATGAAAGAACACTTTCCTCGTTTAGCTCTGAGGGTTGAGCTGTATCTTCTTGTGTTTGGTCTTCCGACTGTACACTTTCTTGTTCCTGTGTGGGCTCTGTGGTTTCATTGCTTTCTGCCACTCCTTCCACGTCAGTTCCAACCTCTTCATTTAACTTTTCTTCGTGCTTTTCGAGTAACTCCTGTTCAACTTGTTGTACAGACTTTTCTTCAACAACACCTACTTCTTTTACTTTAATTTCCATTTGATTTGATTTTATGCAAAATTAAACAAAAAATAATTATGTTTTTTACCTAGGTTCAAACTCAGCTAGGTCAAATCCATCTAAACTATCCTCGTTAGATTCAAAGTTCATAGGTGGTAAATTATTCTTTCTTTGATTTATTAGTTTTGATTGCTCAGAATTTTGTTGGCTAATTCTTTCCGATTTAGCTTTTTCTCTTTGGTCTTCTCTGCCTTGAAGTTGATTAGCTTCCATACCTCTAAGCTGCATATTAAGACTAAACTCTTTATCCATTAGTCTTTCTTTAAGAATAGCTTCATTCTTCATCTTCTCTATCTCAAATGCTATTTCTGCTTGTTTAAGTTGCATCTTAGCTTGAGCTTCTGCTTGCATTTTCTGCATAGATGTTTGAGCAGCCATTTGCTGAGATTGCATCTGTTGCTGTGCCTGCATAGCCTGAGCTTGCATAGCCATTTTTTCTTCTCTCTCTTGCTTAGCTTTACGCTTAACTTTTAATAACTGATTAGCTAATTTAATGTTTCTTATCTCACGAATATCAATTGCATCTTCAAGATTAATATCTCCTTTAGATAACGCCATCTGAATATTCTGCTCAAGCATTGATTTCTGCTCCTCATCAGGAGATACTTCAATAAATATTCCAAAGTCATATAAATACAAGTCATTTATATCATCTAAAATAGATACATTATATTTACCTATCTTGTTAATAAACTCATCTTTAAAATCAGCATACTGTAAAACATCACTTACCCTGTAAGATAAACTTTCAGCTAGTGACCTATACATATAAAGACTTCCATCTAAAATATGTCTAGTCGCTGTATTTGAATTAGCTGCTGCTAGTTTTTGTAAACCAACTAATGAATCAGGGTCAGGCATACTTCCATCTCTAGCTTCATTAAGACCCGTTACATTTCTGATTTGGTTTAGATAATGATTATAGTTACCTATAAGCATTTGTGTTTTAGATGCACCCGAGTTTGATGTTAGTTGCTGTATTGGCACTCTTGCGTTGTTAAATTCACCATCGCCTGTATAGCTTCTACCAATAACACTACCTGTTTGGAAATATAGCCTTAATGCATCTTCAGGATTGTATGCTGCTCCTGTACCTAAGTCTACCTCATTTAAACCATCAGCATCAATAAATACACCGTCAGGTACAACTTTAGCAATAACTTGCTGTAGTTTTAAATGAGTAATCTGAATCAAGTCAGCAAATGGTATCATACGTCTAACTAAAGACTCTATAACACCTTTATACATTCTTGGTGCAACAGCAACGTAGTTAGGAAGTGCGTGCTGTGTAGCAGACTTTGGTCTTACCATATTCTCAGCCATCTCCCATTTAAGCATTATGTTAGTTCCCATAACCATAACACCATTATACCACACATCAATAGTTTTCTCTACTTTTTCAAATGACCCTTCCTCCATCATCTCTTCAGGTGGATTAAATTGGTCATCCTTTTCTACCATTGATATAGCTCCACTATCTTTAATCTTTTTCTTATATACAATCTTTTTAGTTGTCTTATAATTAAAGTACATTAGAGTAGTCGTGTCTCTATAAAATATATCGTTATCATAATACTGAGCTACATTATAGTAATCATACCAAGACTGCCCATACTTAGATATCTCTTCTAAATCTGAATTAGTTAAGGTAGGGTCTATTTTCTTTAGCTCAATAATAGGTACTGTTTTTATCTCACCCCAATAAAAACAATCTTTGAAGTTAGGGTCTTCGGTGTAACTATAAACAATGTTAGCAGGGTCTACATATTCAACCTTTACGCCTGACCCCGGCAAAAACTCTGTTTTAGCTACACCCATACCTAATACAGTTAAGTCATAGTCAATTCTTTTACGAATATCTTGGTAGTGGTTTTCATCAAACATTGTATCAATAGCAGTCTCTTCTGCTATCTCAATTGCAGGCTTATACTTAAGCTGCATATATAATGCTAATTCTTCATCTGTTTCAGGTAGCTCTTCTGAATCTACAGTAAACGGATTTACTCCTGTATTGTCTTGTATTTTTTGAAGGAATGGTTTTGCAATCATTTGCCCTTCAATCATTTCTTGAAACTTGCTTCTTTTAGATTGAGATAAAGCATCTTGAGAATATGCCTTTACTTTAAATAATCTATCAGACATTCCATTGACAACAATATCAACAAACTTAGGTAGTATAGGAACAGGTGTCCAATCTAGGTTTAAGTATGATAAGTCACCATCTACGGCTAACTCATTTTTATATTTTCCTACAGATTGCTCTCCTCTTGCATATAGTCTTAATCTGTGAAATTCTCCCCATTGGCTGTAAAATCTACATTGTCTCCCGTCCTTCTTGAACCATTCATATTGAATTGCTTGTCCAATCTGTAAACCAAATTCATCAGTAGCTTTCTCAGCATCTGATACAAATTGACTAGGGAATCCTGTAGATGATATGTTTATTTTAACATCGTTCATCTAATAATTTCGCTAATATTTCCTTTATTGCTATACTTTGCAAAGTTAATCTTTATTTTTGATTGTTTTTTCTCTGCTACATATAGATGCTTCTGTGTAGCCATTATAGCTAGCCCTGAACTTATCGAAGCATCAAACTTAGTTCTATTTGTTATATCAAACTTAGCCCAATCCTCAAGTGTTCTAGTAAACGGCATAGAGCCTATATCTTCTGAATCTCTATATGTACCTTCTACATCAAACCCTACATACTTCTCTATATATGACTCAATAGCTGCTGCGTGTGCTTGCTTAACATCCTCGCTACTATTAGGTATGCCTCCAAGTTCACGTTCTGTTTTTGATAACTTATTGTATGACTTATCAGGTCTATTCATACAGAATCCTCTATATCCTCTATTTTTAAAATGATACAGGAGTCGTGGTTTGTTGTTCTCTATAAGTATTGGCATACCATAAAAAACGCAAGCCATTAACACCTCTTCAAAGAATATCTCTGCTGTTTGTGGTCTAGCTACATATTCTAAAAAAAACTCATTACTTGGTGCTTCATCCATATTGAACATTGTTACTCCGTGTAATGCACCATTAGAGCCTCCTCCACCTACAGTACCTGAAATATCATACGAGTCACAACCAAATGCACCTATGTGGTCATTGCCGGGATACTTAGTTCCATTCCTGTCAATCACCCTATTCTGCAAGTTCTTATTAGGTGTCCAACTTACATTAAACCTACCACGCTTATCAGGACTAAATACAACCTCACTGTCCTTAACACCATTCTTCCAATGGAAGCTGCCTCTTGTTATATGATGCTCTTTTATTAATGCATCGTTATAATCTATCTGCTGATATATCTTAGTTAGATTAAATATAGACTGCTTGCTTTCATCCCTAAATGCGTGTGATTCTGTTCGTGGGAACTGACGATAAAATTCATTGAGTGCATCTGCATCGTTCTTTAATGACGATACTTCATTCTCCCAATAGTCTACAGCACCCTGAGATATCATTTCATTATCTACTCCCAATACAGGTTTAATAGGCTTTCTAAAAACAGGCATTCCAAATCTATCTATAAATCCTTCCATATTCCATTCCATTGGAATGAAAAGTGAATACATACCGCTTTTGGTTTGACCATTTGAGTTACGGTTTAGTACATTAGAATCGTTGTATAACTTCTTAAAATTATCACCACCCTTGTTAAGTGCGTTGGATGTAGAACCCATCATGCACTTACCTATAATCTTACTACCTAATCGTAAACACGTTTTAGTTACTCGCCAATTATTTAAAATATTATTTGGCTTTATCCACTTACCACTTTCATCGTGTACTAATAATAATAACTTCTCACCATCATAGCTGTTATCATCCGTGTTCTTCCAATCTATTGTAGTATCCAACCCAAACAACTCATCGTCATTTGTGTCGTACATATTCTTCTTTGTAATCTTGGCAGCAGGTATACGAAACGCAAGCTCCGTTTTCGGTTTATCCATACCATCCATAATAGGCTTGAAGAAAAATGGTAATCTACTATTTATAGGTACAACCTTATCAGTAAACATCTTCTTAGCATCAGAACCTGTTTTAGATAATATACCAACTCTAGCATCTTTTGCGAGTGTTCCTGTATTAACGCACTCGGATGATGACATAAATGAAAAACCTGAACGTCTAATCTTAAGGTATGTCATACCGAAACTTCTTTTGTCAGCCTTACAAGCCTCCCAAAATATATACAGTATACGATTTGCTTCACGATAGTCCGGATACCCAACATCAATAGATGTCCACTGCAGATACATATAATGTGCACCTGTTATATATGTAGGTACGCCATTGTTCATAAACCAATGTCCGTACTCTCTTGAATCAAACTCAGATTCAATATAATCTACCCACCTGTCTTTAAACTCAGACGGCTTATCGTTCCATTGAAATATAGATTGAATTTTTTGTAAGTCTTTTGGCAACTCTTCTCTCTCCCAATACTGCTCTTCTTTTTTACCACTTCTTTTATATACTTTTTTTGGTACTAGTGGCAATGCTATAGGCAATCCTTGCACGGATACTATCTCACCTATCTCACCGGTCTTAGATATGATAACCATATCATACTTTTCGTCATAGCCATACTTCCACGTTTTTGCCTTGTTCTTATTTTTTAAGACATTACTTGGAACGTAATCTTCTAATGTGACGTATAAGTTATTTTGACCTTCGTTCTGCAAATCCTTGTTTTGTATCTATTTTACTTTTACCTTTCTCAGCAGACTCTAATGCTTCCCTTTCAAGTTCTATTCTATTTAATATCTCAAACGCATCAAATATTGCTAACTTCTTTGTAGCTGCTGCGTTCTTTAATTTATCAGCAGCCAAGTCATCTTCCGGGTCGTGCTTTATTATATCTTCTTTAGCAACCTTTATTAATTGCTCAACAGCCCTGTGACCTGCTTCTATAATTTTTTTCTTTGTTTCCTTTACGTTCATAAGCTCATTGTTATTTGATGGTCATACACCCTATAAAGTTTTTCATCATCAACCGTAAACTCATACTCACTCTCAGGAGTAAAACTTACTCTATCTCCGGGTTTTATTCCCATAGAAGTAAGATACTCGTTAGGGTATTTCATTATACCTATAAGTGGCTCTTCAATACTATTTTTATATATAACAGAATCTTCCTTTTTAATAGGCTCTACAAAACAATATCTATCGTATGCATTCCAACCATTTTCGTTCTTATACATAAAGAACTGTTCGCTGTCTACAAAAAATAGGTCATCTTTAAAAAAGCTACGCCCACTCCTTTGCCTACCTTTCATATCATTATAAAACTTAAATACGTTGTGATGTACGAGTAAAGTATCTCCTACCTTAACTCTTCCTGTATAGCCTATTGGAAGCTCGACAACCTCAGCATATCTATTTGAAAACTTATGGTCTTCTTCTGATGTACTAACGACAAGTTCTAGCCCTGCTATCTCTTTTGTGTTGTCGTATCGTCTTCCTTTTAATGGCTTTACTATAAAGTAAAACGGTGATTTCATTAAAAGTTTATATTGTATTCAATAGATATAGGTACGGTTTCATTAAACTCTTTCCAAACAAATATCTCTTGCCCGGACTGTATCCATATCTCTATTGATTTTTTTTCTTTATTAAATTTAATTAAATGTATAGTGTGTGTATTATTGAGAACAGATTGACCTGTTATATAATGCATAGCTCCGGATTTATAATCAGGACCAATAGATATTTTCCTGATAATACTCATTAACCTAGCTTATATATTCTAATATCAGAAGATGGCACGTTAGACCAAGGTCCACTATTTGTGTGAATATATAATCCTCCTGCATTTACGCCTGAACTATCTCTCATAATTTCCCAAGTAAGAACATCTCCTGCACTAACTTGTATAGGTAAAGTTAATTCATAAGGAAACATAATACCTGTACCTGAAAGCTCAACACCCTTAGTAGGTCCTGTTTGAACACCATTAAGTAATGCTCTAAATAAAGTTACAGCAACCCCACCTGAAGAGCCTTGTCTTTCAAAATTTCCATACCCATTAAACAAGTAAAGTCCTGCTTGGTTAAATGTAATGTTACCAAGTGCATCTAACATAACAGGGTCAGAAGCTGCTCCTTGAGCAGCTCCAAATGTTACCTGTAATGGGGAATCTAAGCCGCTTGGCTCTTGATTTGTGTTATCTACTGAAGATAATACCGAAGTAGAACTAATAGCTTTTAAAGATAAAATACTTGATATAGTAAAATTTTTAGTTAAATTTTCATTTTCAATATCAGTTCCAATTAACTTATCGTCTAATGTTGGAGTCTGTATTGATGAGTAAGTACTTATCTGTGCCATAGTTTATTCTTCTTTTTTTTCTTCTTTAGAAATTTCTCCTGTTTCGATGTTAATCAAAGCATCTGTTCCGTAAGTTTCCATTAAACTTTTCTCTATGTCAGAGTAAGCTAGTTTAATTTGTTTTACACTTTCTAAAAGATTTTCCTGTGCAATCACAGTTTCTCCTAGTTGCATTTTTGCTTGATTAAATTCTTGAACTACTTTTTGTAAATTAGATAATTCTTCTTGCGTTAATTTTTCCATTTGATTATAATTTTACTACAAATATAATAAAATTACTCAGACTCTCCTATAGTCAAAGTAACACTTGTAGGATTAATTAGATTGTCTATTTCAGACTGAATACCAGCTTGAATACTATCTACTTGCTCCTGACCCATTGCTGATTTAGTCCAACTTACTGCTTGCTCGTTAGTTAGTTCATCAAAAGGAATAAAATCCGTTATCTCACTAGTATCTAATACTTGCGTACCAATACTAGTAGCTGAATAAGTAACACCTTCAGAATCTGAAGTTCCTGTTACAATCCAATGTACATTGTACACTACATCTGTGTAATCTCCATCTTGTGGATAAGCGTCTACTGTTTTACAGTTCCAATCATAATTTGTCATAATTTTTCTTTTTTATTTTTTTAGCTTTATTAAGTTCTTGCAAAGTTATAGGTATTATTTTTTTACCTTTAGCTTCAATTTTTTTTCTTAGTTCGGGTGTTAGTTTTATCATTATGGTAAGTATGCTGGTATTACATAATCTGTTCCACCTATATTAATTGTCAACCATTCGTCAGGTTCTGATAAATATATTTCTGGTGCTCCACCAATTCTTACTATTGCATCTGCAGGTGTTTGATTTGGTAAAATACCAGGTTGCTGACCACCTCCTGAATCTAGTCTAGTTGACCCTTCAACGTAAATGTTTCCATGTATATCTACGTTGTTACTACTATCTACTGTTATTACTTTGTTTTCAACATCTGAGCCTACTGTTATGTGATATCTATATGGTGCGTAAGTAACTAAATCATCTATAGAGTTAGCTGGGTTTCCTGTTAGGTATTGGTCATTAAATAAACCTCCTTTAAAATTAGCACCATAACCTAGGTTTATACTACCAGTTAATCCATTAGCTTCTAATGTTGTAGTCCTCGTATATCCTACAACATGTAATTCCTGCTGTGGACTAGTAGTACCAATCCCTACGTTACCTGCAGAGGTGATACGCATACGTTCTGTATTATTAGTATTTATAGTTAATGGATGGTTTGTTTCCATACCTATAGTAGCATCAGAATCTCTAACGTAAGCAACAAATTTAGCGTTATTAGTTGTATCTATTATTCCAAGCGTTGGAATAGATGACCCTTTTATTTGTATACCATCATACGTTGTGTCTGATACAACTTCTAGTTTCTTACCAGGACTAGTCGTCCCGATTCCTACGTTGCCACCATTTGGTTGTATTGCTAAATTATATGTTGTAGCATTTCCGTCTGTTCTTTGTGAACTTATATATCCAATACCTGAAGAGTTAGCACCAATTGCAACTCCATAGTTATCATCAGAAGTACTGTTACCAAAAACAGCAGAAGCTGTAGAAGAGCCAGCAGATGGAATTGTAGTTCCACCTTTTGCTACTTGGAGCCCTGCAGCAGGACTAGTAGTTCCGATTCCTACGTTGCCGTTATTAATTATCCTTAATTTCTCACTTGAGTTTATACGGAAAACTTGATAATTACTTGAGCCACCGCTGTACGAGGAGATTACTAGTCCACCGGCACTATCTGAGTACAGTGTTGAGTACTCTGTTCCAGCGTTTCTTGTTAATCTTATTTGAGGACCAGTTGTTGATGATATGTCTAATTTATCACCAGGACTAGTCGTCCCAATTCCTACATTGCCGTCGTGGTCAATTCTCATTTTCTCTACAGCAGCATCACTTCCAGTAGATGATGGATGCGTAAAGAAAGCTAATCCCATAACGTCACTATCAGTAGCTTCTTGAACTGCTGAAATAGCTACAGAACCTGTTCCTCTAGATAAAGCTATTGTTCCGTGATAATTACCAATTGCGCTTGCTCCGTCTGACTTTATTCTAATGCCTGGGGTTGTGTGCGTGCCATTGTACAAAGCTGATTGCTGGACGTGTAGTTTGTTTTCTGGACTAGTTGTCCCGATACCGACGAAGTCATTAAACTGAGCAACGTTTCCAAATACAACATTCCCGCCACCGCTATATATTAATGGAGTTACTAGATACGTGCTAGCCCTAACCGTCCCACTCACATCCAACTTAAACGTAGGATTAGTTGTACCAATACCCACGTTACCGCTGAAGTATGACCCGTCGTCTGCAATTTGTAATTTTAAGGTTTGACCAGTTGTTCCTCCAGTAAAAAACTTATGACCTAAGCCTGCCGCTAATGTACCACCATATTCGTAATAATTTGTTGCATTAGCACCACTTGCTCTAAATTTTATAGAATGCCAATCATCATATCCTTTTATCCAACCTTCACCTGCGATGTTTAATAATAAATTTCCGTTTACTGTTAACTTATCACCAGGGTTAGTAGTTCCAATCCCGACGTTGCCATTAGAGTTAATTTGCAAACGAACGCTATTTGCGGTATACATTCTGATTGCATCGTTGCCTTCAAAACCTATTCTGGAGTCATCACCATTGTGGTAGATATATCCATCTATACCCATATCTCCAGCAACATCTAACTTGAAGTCAGGACTAGTCGTCCCAATACCTACGTTGCCTTCGACTATTAATCCATTAGTAGGAGCAGCGCTACTTGCATAGGTATTACCTATACTGGTGTTTTTCATCATTGTTTGGTAGCTTGAGCCTCCGTTAACGATTAAAGCAAATCCGCTTCCTGCACCATCTACTCTCAAACCTTCACCAGAACTTGTTTTAACTGTGTGTAATTTAGCTCCTGGATTAGTCGTCCCGATACCAACGTTGCCATCTGTCTTTATACGCATATGCTCTGTAAGCGTACTAGATTGGTCTCTTCCAAATATTAAATCAGAATTGTTTGATGATATAATACCATTAGACGGGGAAGCGCTATCGTTACCTATGTAAAGCGCAGCAGTATCACTGTTAGGTCTATTAATAGAGATTAGTTTGTGAGTAGCATCCGTAGCTCTTATTTCTAATTTAGAACTAGGATTAGTAGTCCCAATCCCGACGTTGCCGCCAGAGGTGATACGCATACGCTCAGTAGTATATCCTCCACTAGCTGTGGTAAACCAGAGGTCTGCTGCGTTGGTGGCTTCTCCGCTATTTTGAATAGAAATACCTAATGACGCAGCTGCCTTAACAGCACCTGTGGTAGCTTGAGAAAGCTTAATAACATCTGTAGATGAAGAAGATATGCCTGAATTCACATCTAATTTAGCCCCCGGACTCGTTGTACCTATACCTACGTTGCCAGTTGAGGTGATACGAACACGTTCTGCACCACCAGCGTAAAACTGAGTTTCATCACTAGCATCACCACTACCAATTCTCAATAAATTAGTAGAATCGGTTCTTCTAATCATAATTTCGTTTCCAGAACGAATAGGATTATTGT